CGTTATCCCATGTATCTAAGTCCCATTCACCAGTTTGTAAGATGGCGGGGTTAAAGGATATTTGGCTAGTCAACTCGACTGTATCAAAATCGGTGCTTAAACCGCATAAAACAGTCGGTAAGCCATTATCTGTCTGTAGGATAGGGCGTACCATAGTAAAGCGTTTTTGTTGCCCTCTAGACTCAAAATACGAGTAGGCTTGCTGTACAAAGCCTTTAATATTTGTGCCTGCATCGGCAAAAGTATCGTAAAACTTACCTACAAAGCCCGTAGCCCCAAAATACATATCGTCACCGCTAGATTCCCAGCAGTTAGCGTTTAAATTGGTGAATCTTCCCCATGACTTTGTAATATTGTGCATTACATACTGTTCAGAACCCCCTGTTACGGGAATATTGACAATCAACATATTGAATTTAGCAAAGTAATTCATCTGCCAGCCATAGTTATTGGCGTAATTGTCGGCAGCTTGACTAATAGCGTAGAAAATCTTGTCAGTAATATTGACTCGTGGGTCTAAACGGGTCGATTGCAAGCCTGCTGATAGCGGAACTAAGCCATCTTCGGTCAAAAGTAGTATGTCACCACCAAATTTGAACACGCATTTACGGGCAAAAGTCTGTCCGATGTTCCAAATACCTACCAAAGACCAATCTGTAGGGTCGGATGGGTCAGAACCCTTGTAAACAGCTACTTCTCCGTTACTTGTAACGAATACGGCTAGGTCATCGACCCCGTAGCCAGCGTCAATAGTCCAAGTTCCCATCGCTTGTAGGTAGCCACCCTTTTTAAAGATGCCACCAAGAGGGAATTCGCTTACTGCCCCGTTAATACTGTCAACAGGCAAGTACCAAAAGCTCAAACTATTCTTTTCTACAAAGTACAGACGCTCTTTAAACAAGTTGACATAAGCAAATGTATTAGAGTTTTTACCTGTAATGTAGTAATTAATCGTATAAGTGCCAACTGTGGTCGCATCACCGCTTGGGGCAACCGCCATCGTATAGGTGAGGGTTGATGCACCCGTTACAGTAATGCGATAAGTTCCGTTAAATTCGGCAGGAATAGCCCCTGCGACTGTTATGGTGTTACCTGTAACAAGATTGTGGGGGCTTGCAGTCGTTAGGGTAGCAGTTAAATTGCCTGTTCCACCCCTAGTAATGCTTGAAATAGTCTGTGCGGTATTTGTTGTGGCACTTCTTGACCATCTTGTACCATCATAAACGACCATCGGGTCAACTCCGTTGACAGCAGGCATAAACGAGCCACCAGCCGTTGTAATCATGGAATGAATCCACTTACCATCGGTGTTACCTGTCAGGCTTTGGGTAGCCGTAGAAGTGCTTGCATCGTAAATAATCGTAGCCGTAGATGCGAACAGCTTGCTACCTGTTGGGCTACTGTAATTCATTAGCGATAAAACCGCCCCAGCTATACCTGTTGAATACTTTGAATAGCCTTTTCTAAGCGTCACATCCGTAGGCGTAGGAAAGAAATTGACCATTTGAACCGCATCTAAAGGGTTCATTTCTGCCAAAGAATCCCTAGCGTTCCAACCCCCAATGGGGGATGGTAAGGAAGCTGTAACTGCCCGTCTTTGTTGAGCTACAGCCATGTTTAAGTTCCGTAGCCAGTATCAGGAATGTTAGCGTAACCAATAAGCACCTTCGTTGGGTATGGTGCAAACGACAGGTTAGCAGAGCCTTTATCGTTGGCTTTAGCGACATTCAGATAGCGGAAATAGTCTTGTTGCAATGCAGTAGTATCAAATCCCTTGATTTGGAAATATTTAAGTTTTGTGCTTAGAACCAATACTGTATCGTCAAATATGGTCGTGTCCGTATCAGCCGTAAAGCTGTTCTTTACTTGGTCGGTAGCACTTCTAGCCCAACCTTTTGAGCGGTATTCAAAGCCTAAATACTCTTGTGTGTTATATGGTGGCCAAATTTGGAACTTATCGCCTAGAATACGCCACCTAATGCGTGGGCCTGTCGAGATATAACCCGACTTTAGCCATTGCCATTGTTGAGCATCTTCAGGGCCTAACATCTGCCAATGCTTTGTTTTGTCCCAATGCGTATTGTCTGTAATGGTTTCAAAATCAGGGGGTAATGGGTACTTAGTCTGTGAAAAAGTAAAAGTCACATCTACATAAGTTCCACTAGCCAACTGGCTCATCACAATAGTCGATAAGTTTGTGCCTGAGTTGTAAGTTACGCTTGACACATAGGTATCTTGGTTAATACCTGTGCCTGTAATGGAATAGTTGCCGTTTAGGGCGGTAGCGTCACCAGTAACAATAATGTTATAACTTTGGTTGCTAACTGTAGCCCCTACAAAGGTTACGGCATCGGTGTAAAACCGATACTCCAACTGTAAGGCTTGCCAATCATATTCCTTAACCAAGTCATAGCCAGCACGATTCATCAAGGCTAGAACTTGTTGTACATCTTGATTGGTATTACCCGCAACATAGGTAGGAATAGCAAGGTTTAACTCGCTAGTGGTCTGTTGCACGAGTTGGAGCATCGTTGATGACATAGTTTAGGCTTCCTCTACGCTTTTCTTTTTGCGGGGTTTCTTTTCACCAACTGCCGCAAGTATAGCCGCCATTTGTTCTTGCATTAAGGCGAGCTTCGCATCAGTTTCAGCCTTGATTTTAGCAGTTTCCTCGTCTTTTTTGGCAAGTTCTTGCTTTAACTGATTAATTTCTTCAGTTCGTTTTGTGGCGTCTGCGGTTTCTTCGGCAAGGTTTAGAAAGGTTCTAGCCTTATCCCTAAAGGCGTGGGGTGACATACCAGCAATCATGCCAATGCGTTGAAGTTGTAAGTCCGATGCGTTAGCGATGGATTCGACTGTCATAAACTTGATGCCCCGTAGTTCTTGGGCTTGGGATTGGCTAATTAAAGTCCATTCCTCTACAGGTGTTCCAATCATTTCGCTACTGGTGTCTTGTGTAGCCTGATATTGAAGCCATTGGCGTGGAAAACGCTGTTTGTGGCTATTTTGTGCGTAGGTGTCAATCTCTGTAAGGCTGTCACCAGCGACCATAATGCGTACAAAGTCGTAATCTTTAAATATTGGTCTGCCTGCTTCGTTTGATTCATGCTCTAGTTTGACTGCTCGCTTATAAAACTTAACTGCCAAACGAGAATCTGCGTCTTGCATATCGCTATCTATTGCCATTTTAAAACTCCCAAGTGGTTAGGATACTGCGGTTAAAAAAAGAAAAAGGAGCTACCCCATTACGAGATAGCCCCTTGTTTTTACTACAATTTTTGATTAGACGCTAGTAGCAGCAAACCAACCAAAGTCACCGCTTGCCATCGATTCTGCTGACAAATATGTGCCACCTGATGCGGAAGCAATAAATGTAGAAGCGTTGATAGAGCAAGTTGCGGTAGATGCACCAATCGCAGCACCAGCTTTAGCAAAGACATAACGCTTGCCGTCAGAGCCGAAAGTTTGTGTGCCAAGTGGCCCAAAGCTAGGAATATCAATGGTAGTTGCACCATTTACATATTCAAAACTAATTGGGGTATTACTATTTAAATCAACCCCTGCAATGGGGAGTGTTGAGTAAGCCATGATTATTTCCTTTACTTAATTAGGTGGTCAAAATACCCTGCAACTGAGCGTTGCTGGTGGTTAAGTTACCTGCCCAACCATAGAGTTTAACAATCGCATCTTGGTTGATGGCTTGACGCTCACCACCGATAGGTACGAAATTACGCTCTTTGTGTGGACGGAAGAAAATGTAGTTGGTGTTCAAGAGATACATATAGTTGTCATTCTCTTGTTGACCAATACCACCACCGAGTACCACATCAGCAGATGTGCCACCGCCGTAGAACTTGAGGGATGCAAAACCTGCTGCACCGCTTTCTTCGGTAGTAATACGCTGAATTGCTTGCAATGCACCTACGAAATACTGATATGCGGTGTTACCAGCAATGTACAGGTCAGCTTTGTCTGTACCACGAACCTGCTTGATGGCAGCTTCTGTCATCTTTGCAAGGGTGTTGGTAGAGAGCAAACCAGTAGTTACTTGGTTACGCCAAAATGTCCAGTTAGCACGATTGATACCGCCATAAGTGCCTGTGGATGGGGAAGTAGCAACGGCAGCAGCCAAGCCGTCAATGTTCTTACCGCCATTACCAGTACCATCGCCATACAAATCGCCTGAAATGCGGTTCAAAAGGCGAGCTTCAGAAACTTGCATACGACCATCTAACAGGTCAATGATTGCTTCTTTAGACGAGTTTTGGAGCATCTCTAAACCGCTCATTGTTACAGCAGCAGCGTACTGAGCAATCTTGAACTGAGCAGCCGAGATGGGGCTATCAGGGGAAATTGATAATACTTCATAGCCCGAATAGCTGTTTGCGTTGTTGGTTGATGGGTCGTTGTACATGATTTCTTCCAAAATCACATTACCACCCGAGAATGGGCGTACATTGCCCTTAGAGTTAAGTCTTTGCAGAATCGCATTGTTCTGCGTTAAGTTATCAGCCAATTCACCGCTACGACTTTGAATGGTGGTAGCGATAATATCGGTGATTGCTGAGTTAGCAAATGCCATGATATTTCCTTTTTAAGTTAATTAAAGCCTACCGCTCTCTGCTTCGGTCATCTGAGCCATCAGTAGAGAACGCCTGTCCTTTGCTTCGACTTTCGCTTGTGTTCCGTTAGGAGTAACGGATTTTGGGCTAACAGCCGTTGCTTTGGCTCGTGCTACTTGTTGTGCCTTAGATGCTTGCTTTGTAGCGTTGCTCAGGAGTTTTTCCTGTTCCAACCTAAAGGCTTCATCGTTCATACGCACAGCTTTTGCATAAGCCGTTTCAAGGTCTTGGGCCTTACCTAGCTCAAGTAGTTGAGCCATTTCTTCCCTAACCATATCAAAGTGCGGAAACCGCTCTCTGTCACTTCGTACTCGCTCAATCTCATTATTTAATCGAGCTTGTTCTTCTTGCTCAAACCGCCCTTTTATCGTGCTAACCTCTTGATTAACTTGATAAAGTTGTTGCATTAACTGTTGAGTATATGCGTCAACTGGTTGTTGCGGTTCGTTAATTTGATTTAAGTTTACTCCATAATCTTGTGCAAGTCTATGAAACATCTGTACTTTTTGTTCATGGGGTGCTTTGGTCAGAATCATGTGTGCACGACCTAAGTTGTTTATCCATGCGGCAGGGTGGATTCCTTGTGCTTGGAGTTCGGGTACAAACGGGGTAATTGCTTCCTCAAGAGCCTTTGCTCGTTCCGCTTCCGCTTTATATACGCTAACGCCTTTTTTAAACTCGTTCTCTCTTTGGTTAAGGTATTCAAGATGTTTCTTACTTTCTTCTTTAGTTAATGTTTCGCCTTTGGCTATCTTATCCCATAGAGGTAAAAGGTCTTTCTTCCAAGTCGTAGGCTTTGGTATATCGCCAATCTCAAGCTGTTCTTCGGGCTGTTCGGGTTCAACCTCATCTTCTGCAACAACCTCAGCGACTTCTTCCTCTGCCACCGCTTCATCTTTAGCGACAAACTGTCCCTTCTCATTGCGAGCAGGTTCGTCTTGAGAAACTTCCTCTTGCACTTCCTCATGTTCTTCCTCTACGGGTTTACCCTCATCTTGTGGTTCAAGAACATCCTCTAACGCTGCTTCCAACATCTCTCTGCGGTCTGCCATGATTACTCCTTAACGATAGTTTAGTTTGGCGTAAGCAAGCTCGGCAATCTTGCGTTTACGGGTTTCTTGGTCTTTACGGCTTAATTCCACAGGCTTGTGCTGTAGGGGTACATCGTTGCCTAATTCAATCATGCGGTGCTGTTTAAGGTGGTTTCTGTGGTGACTACGGCTACTAATCCAAGTGCCATCGACCTGAGATACATAGCCTTCAATGTCTGACATGACCATTGGCGATTCTTTGGCGGTCATTTCTTCCTTCTGTTTCCATGCTTCTTCAGCTTCAGGTGTACCAAGCGTAAATCCCCAAAAGTCTAGGTATTTTTCCTTGTCTGATTTAGTTACGACATGGTTACTTTCAGAGTATCCGCACTTAGGGCAAATCATCACATTCTCCTTATTAACTCAGGCACTTTGTCGTATTCGTGGGGTCTTAAAGCCACAATAGAATCGTACCAACGCCCATTTTTCCAACGCCAACATACAAATTCTTCTTTAGGCAAAAGCACAATAGTCTTGATTCCTAACGCCCCTGCAAGGTGGGCAGTACCCGTATCGACTGTCACAATGCCTTTACAGGCTTTCATGTGTTGGGCGGTTTGCATCCAGTTCTTTTTCCAACCATCGTTAGGTAGGGGGTGAAATGGCCCTTCGCTCTTGGGGTTTAGGGAATAGCAGTTATCCCCCGTCAGTTTGAGCATTTCTCGACTATCTATGGATTTGATGTAATACAAAGACTTGCCCGATGCTTCCCAGTTCACCCCAATCTTTGCAGGAATATTGCTAGGCGTAGCTTCCAAATAGCCTTCTGAACCAACAATCTTTTTAGTAGTAATCGGAAATAGACTTTTAACATAGGGTTGGCTGTGTGATATGTAATGGGGCAAAGACATTGAGCCAATCCAATAATCAGCTTCGGGGGCTTCGCCTTTGTCAATTTCGTTGGTTATGACATCAATACATTCCATCTGCCCGATAAGGTAGTGCAATGAGGATTCTTGCAAAACAATAAGTTTCTTAGCCCCCATGACTTTTAAGGCAGGCAAAAAGCGATAGAACTGCAATACATCGCCAAAGCCTTGTTCCATCTGCACTACGATGGATTTGCCTAGTAGGGATTCCCCACGCCATACAGGGATTGAGAGGGCAGGCGTATAGGGTGTTGACTGCTCCCCCATAATTTCTTTATGCCATCTGTATTCAAAATGCCTAAACCCCGCTTCATAACGCCCTGCGTGTAAATGGTCGTAGGCTAACTTGTATAGGGCTTTTATATCAGTAGTAATATGCTTTCCTCGTCATCTAGTTCTGCTTTGCGTTTAGCTTCTAGGATAACGAGTTCGGTCTTTAACCTTGCTACCTCTTGCCTATTAGCAACCGCTTTTAGCAGGTTGTTTCGTTGGTTCTCAAGGTAGGCAATAGACTGCTCTAGTTCTGTAGTATCAACTGGCGGTGTACCAGCCTTAACCTCTTGAATAGATTGTAGTTTATTTTGTTTCTGTTTAGCAACAATTTTTGGTGGGTCGATTGCATCACGCAGTTGTTGTTTTCTGCGTATTTTGGCTTCATGTTGGGCTTTGTA